ATCGGGATCCTCGCCGACGAGACAGCACGCGAGCGGCTGATCACGCTGACGATGCGGCGCAAGCGCGTCGACGACATGCGCATCGGGCTCGGGGCGGTGGTCAAGGACCTGCCGATGGAGGATCCGCGGCTGGCCTTCGAGGCGCTCGGCCAGCACTCGATGGATGCGGTCGCCGACTTCGACCGTCAGCTATCGGCGTTCCGCGCCGGGGTCCTGCCCGAGGGTGTCGAGGACAAGATTATCGACCGCGCCGCCAAGCTCGAGGAGCAGATGCAGCGCGCCGTCGAAGCCAACGACTACGACCGGATCAACGAGATCCGTGAGATGCAGGATCAACTCGACGACCGGGCGCTGACCCAGCCCGGCGAGCCGCCACCCGGTGGCGAGCCCACGCCCGAGGCCCCGCAGGTCGACTACGCCACACAGCTGAATGACGCGGAGACCAAGGCAGCCAACGCCCACGACACGCTGAACAACGCCCAGCTGGCGCTGAACCAGGCGAAGGAGACGCAGGCGGGCGCGCAGGTGGCCGAGGTCACTGACCCCGGCCTGATCCCCGAACTCCAACGCCATCCCGACACGCCCGAAGGCAAGATCTCTCACGGTGAGGTGCTGCTCGCCTCGCTCGACTTCGACCGCGAGTTGGAGGCAGCGGCAGGCCACGAGGCTGCCGAGATCGCTGCGATCAACCACTACCAGGACATCGTCCGTCAGGCATGGGAGGGCGAGCCGAAGGCCTCGGTGAAGGCAGCGAGCGATGCCTGGGCCGAGTTCCAGCGCGGCGGCTCGGCACCGGGGCGCACGACCAACGAGCTCGACGCCGCCCAGTCGGCGTTCGATCAGGCCAAGGCCGCAGCTGACGAGGCCGACAGCGCGGTGACCAAGCTGCGCCAGACCGGCCCGGCCGAGACCGTGGCGCCCGAGACGCCGTCGAAGTCGCTCGGTGAGGTGGACGCTGCTGCCCACGCCCAGGACCCCGACCAGCTGCTCGACTGGAACTCGGCCAGCCAGGCCTACGACGAGGCGGTGGCCAGGCTGCAGGCCCTCGACGAGCAGGACCTCAACCTCGACCAGATCAACAACCTGCCTGCCGCCGAGCGTGACGAGGCGCAGGCCGTGATGATGGACGCCGCCGAGCAGGAGCGGGCGGTGGCGGCAGCACGGGTGCGCAAGCTGGGCCAGCGGCGCGCCGAACTGTGGCCGCAGGAGCGCGCCCGCCTCGAGGTCGCCCGGCGCGAGGCGCAGGCACAGGCGCTCAAGCAGACCGTGATCCAAGGCGAGACGGTGCCGCAGCGTGCGGTCACCTGGCAGTGGGCCCAGGTGCTGACCAAGGGCACGCCGTCGGTCGATGTGCTGCGCCGCGGTTGCGGCATCCCATCCCAGACGATGGTCGAGGCGGGCCAGCAGGTCGGCAAGATCGGCAACATCGTCGCCGACGTCACCGGGATCCGCTCGTCGATGTCGGGCCCGTTCCGCCAGGGTGCGATGCCCGCCATCGAGTCACGGTTGGAGGCCCAGCTGGCACCGGTCGACGCGATGAAGGCCTCGCTGCGCCAGGCCCGTGACACCGCCGCCACCGAGCGCAGCCGGTTGGAGACGCTGGCCAACGCCTACACGGGCGACCCCGCTTCCATCGACGCCGAGATCGCTGCCCGCCAGGCCGAGGCAGCCGAGGCGCAGGCGTTCCTGTCCGGCGTGCCCGGTGCCACCACGGCAGCGGAGATGGAGGCGACGCTGCGCCCGCAGATCGCCGACACCAAGGCTGCTGCGGTCGAGGCCGACCGCGCTGCCGCCGAGGCGATGGCCGAGCAGCAGGCCCGCTGGGAGGCAGCACAGCGCGTCTACACCGACGCCGTGACCACCGCCGACCGCGGGCTGGCGGCGGTGCGCACCCGGATCGTCGACACCGAGGCGAGCCTGGCCCGCGACGAGAGGGCCCTGGCTCGGGCCAAGGCCCTCGACTTCCAGGGGGTCAACGGCTCGGACTTCCGCCAGCACTGGAACGACCTGCGCGATCTCAACGAGTCGCGCCGCGAGATCGTGCGCCAGGGTCCGCCGCGCCCCGGCGGTCCGCTGCCTCCACCTACCCGCGAGGTCGGCGGGCCCGAGTTGTTCGACGACCTCAACGACATCAACATGATCCAGCGCCTGCTCGCCGGGGCCGACGACCAACTCCGCCAGCTGGAGGGGGTCGAGCTCAGCCACGCCGAGATCGTCAAGCGGCTCAAGGACTTCGAGTCGGGAGCAACCGGGGTGGCCGACGTGATGAAGTTCCAGATCCGCGACGGCTGGGTCCCGATGATCCCGCGCCTGGCCCAGGGCAGCGACGCGCTGTACGTCCGCACCGAGTTGCACCGCGCCATCAACAACCTCTACGAGGCGCAGCGCAGGCCGCAGACGTGGAGCTTCATCGCCGACTCCTACACCCAGTTCTTCAAGACCTACGCCACCGCCACGCCCGGCTTCCACATCCGCAACTGGATCAGCGGCGTGTTCATGAACCTCGTCGACGGCGTGCGCATCCGCGAGATGCGGCGCTCGGGTGGGATCTGGAAGGACTTCCTCAAGGACCCGATCAACTACTTCGACAATGCCGAGCCCGACGTGCAGCGTGCGCTGCAGGCGGTGTTCGGTTCGGGCGCCGCCGGTCGGTTCGCCGAGGGCGAGGTCGGCAACGTCGGACGCGGTCACATCCTCAACAACGCCTTCACGCGTTGGAACCAGCGCCGGGGCGCCAACGTCGAGGGCTCGCTGCGCCTGGCGATGGCACTCGACTCGGTGCACAAGGGGATGAACCTCGGAGCGGCGATGGATCGCATCACCCGCTACCACTTCGACTACTCCTCGCTCTCGTCGCTCGACCACCAGGCGCGCAAGCTGATCCCGTTCTGGACGTTCATCTCCCGCAACATCCCGCTGCAGATCGAGTCGATGTGGGCCCGGCCGCGGACCTACCTGCAGTACCAGCACTTCGTGCGCAACTTCGGTGAGGCCGCTGACCCTCTCACCCCCGACTACTGGCTGAGCCAGGGTGCGTTCACGATGGACCCGAACGCGGCGAAGGAAGACTCCCCGTGGTACCTGGCACCCGACCTGCCGTTCCTGCGGGTGGCCGAGCCGTTCGTGGCGCTGGCACAGGGCGACGTCGGGCGCGCCACCGCGGGCAGCGTCAACATCAACCCGGCGATCGCCGCCCCGCTCGAGGCGTTCGCCTTCGGCCGCAAGCTGTACACCGGTCAGGACATCAACAAGGAGTACAACGAGCCAACGGCTGCGATGCGCCCACTGATGGGGCTGCTCGGTGCACTCGGTGGCACGCGCGAAGGCGGCACCTCGGGCGACCAGCTGCTCGACGACCGCTACGCCCACGTCCTGCGCTCGACGATCCCGACCCTCAACCTGATCGAGCGACTGTTCAACAACGAGGGCGTGCGTACCGGGCGACAGGACGAGACGGTCGCCCGAGCCCTTGGCCTACCCGTGCTACAGCTGACCCCCGAGCTCAGGGAATCGACGCGCAAGGGCGCTTACTACGATGCCCGCGACGAGATGTTCAGCCAAGCTGACCTTGCGAGGAAGTGACGATGGCTACCCCCACCACCACGATCGACGCCCTGCCCCCGGCATCATCGGTCAACGGCACTCAGCTGGTCATCATCCAGGAGGCGGGCGTCACCAAGAAGGCGTCGGTCGACAGCATCGCCACCTATCTTGAGGACCATCTCTCGATCCCGTTGACGGCTGCGGAGATCAGCGCCCTGGCCAACCCGAACATCGCCGGGACCACGGTGCAGTCACAGCTGACCGACATCATCGCCAAGCTCTCGACGGTCGATACCGGCAGCAACGTCTGGCTGCGCTGGACCGGGACGCAGGCAGAGTACGACGCCCTCGGTACCTACCGCACCGACACCATCTACGCCATCACCGGAGCGGGCGGCGACCCGGCTGGGTCCCTGTCTGCGCCGCAGAACGTCCACGCCCTGGCCGGTGACACCACGGTCACGGTCAGCTGGAACGCCCCGGCCAGCGGCACGCCGACCAGCTACAGCATCGAGCGCTCGACGGTGTCGAACTCCGGGTTCGTCCCCGTCAACCTCACCCCGATCCCGGCGACCACGTACTCGTTCCTCGACGCGCCGCTGACCAACGGGGTCACCTACTACTACACCGTCACCGCCCATGACGCGGGCGGCAACTCGACGGCCAGCGTGGTGGTCAGCGTCGTGCCGGTGAGCAGCGCCCCGACCGTGCCCGGTGTGCCGACCAACGTCGTCGCCATCGCCGGGCCCTCGTCGGTGACGATCAACTGGCTGGCCCCCATCTCCAACGGGAACTCGCCGATCACCGGCTACGTCGTGCAGCAGTTGATCAGCGGCACCTACACCACCGTCGCCACGGTGAACGGCACCACCTTCTCGCGGCTGGTCTCGGGACTGACCAACGGGACGCCGTACTCGTTCCGGGTCTACGCCGTCAACGCCGTCGGCAACGGTGCCTTCAGCCCGGTGGTCACTGCCACCCCGACGACCGGTGCCACCGCGCCCAGCGCACCGACCAGCCCCGTCGCCACTGCCGGTATCGCAGAGGTCACCGTCACCTGGGGGGTGCCTGCCTCTGATGGTGGGGCGGTGCTGAACACCTACCTCATCGAGCGCTCGACGCTGCCGTCGTCCGGGTTCACCGTCGTCGGGACCAACGCTGCCGAATCCCCGCGCACGTTCACCTCGACGGCGCTCACTCCCGGCACCACCTACTACTTCCGGATCACGGCACAGAACGTCATCGGCACCAGCCCGGCCACCGCCATCGTCAATGCCGTGCCGACGGCACCGGTCGGCCCGCCGCCGACGGACTGGGCGACCGCCTTCGCCACCCGCGACCTCGACATCATCACCGCTTGGTACAACACCTACACCGGCTACGACAGCGACAGTTTCGCTGGCACCCTGTGGGGTCCGGGCCAGTCGAACTACGCCTACATCGACGCCGCCTGGCTGACCGCCAACACCGGGCCCAACGTCGTGTTCTCCGCCGGGCGGTGGACGGTCACCGGGTTCCACGCCGCGGCGTTCGTCGTCCGTGCCAGCAACATCACGTTCAGCCACTGCTTCTGCGACCGCTTGTCGGGCACTGTCGGCCACGGACTCGACCTGTCCGGCGACGTCACCGGCATCATCTTCGACCACTGCACGATCGCCGGGAACTACGGCATCAGCGGCGAGTGGGGCGTCACGCTCGACTACTTTGCCGACAACCACGCTGCCAACAGCCTGATCATCCGCTACTGCGACATCAGCGGGTACATCGCCGGGTGCCAGATGTGGTTCGGCACGACGTTGGAGTACTCGTGGGTGCACGACCTGTACATCACGTTGGAGTCGCACAACACGGCGGCGTCGATCCGTGGTGAGAACTGTTCGATCTACCGCAACCTGCTGACCGACGGCAACTCCTCGGCGGTGTCGCTCTACGCCGACTCCACTCCCTTCACCAACTTCTCCCTCGTCGAGAACGTCATGACGACGAACAACGCCGACTACACCATCAACTTCGGCGAGCGGGACCCGGACCACTGGAACCGGCTGTACGACCCGATCACCGGGGCGCCGATCACCTCGACGTACGGCTTCCGCCGCGAATGCCTCGGCAACCTGATGGTGCCCGCCAACGTCGGCCTCGGCTCGGACATGGCGTACTTCACGAAGGTCAACGACAACAGGCGGCTCAGCGACAACAGTCCGACCTTCTTCGACGAGGGCGGCACGCCGGTCGCCACGCAGCCGTACTTCCACAAGATGCGCTACAACGAACTGGGCGGCGGGATCCTCGACTCGATGCCGACCTACGAGTTCACGCCGACACCGAATTCGACGGTGCTGGTGTTCGTCGGCATCGTCAACGGCGGGCACGCCACCACCCAGGCACCGACGGTGACGGCGATCGGCCAGTACCCGCAGACCTCGTTCGTCAAGATCCTCGAGACGCCGTTCACCTCTCCGCCCGGTGACGACAACCACGGGCTGGGCCTGTTCGTGTACAAGGCGGAGTCGGGGTCGACCACCTCGTTCGAGCACATCGTCGTCGACCCGTACGTCGGCCCGGCGGCGGGCTACTTCACGATCTGGGTCTACGAGTTGACCGGCATGACCGGGCTGTCACTCGCCCACTCATCGGCCAAGGCCCAGTCGATCACCAGCTTCGGTGCCACGTTGAGCTCGATCACCTCGAACAACCTGTCGGCGGCGGCGACGACGGGGCGGGTGTGCATGGCGTTCGCTGCCGGTGCATCGACCGCGCCGGTCGGTCCCAACCCCTACGGCAACGTCACCGGCTGGAACAAGACCGGCGTGCAGCCGACGACGATGCACAGCGGCTTCCCGTTCGTGACCGGTGCGGTGTACTGGCGCAAGGACTTCACCGGCACCAACATCACCATCCCCAGCCTCGGTGTCGACACCTACTCGGCTGGCGTACTACTCGCGGAGTTCGCATGACCATCGACTGCACGTACATCGGCGATACCAAGACCTTCCCCGACCCGGTGCCCGGTCCTCCGGGAGCGACCGGCCCTGCTGGCCCGACCGGACCGACGGGAGCAACGGGGCCGACTGGGGCGACGGGTCCGACGGGTGCGACGGGCGCAGCGTCGACGGTGCCGGGACCGACAGGGCCAGCTGGCGCCGACGGGGCGACGGGGGCAACGGGCCCCGGCGTGGCGACCGGTGGCACCACCGGGCAGGTGCTGACCAAGATCTCGAGCACCAACTACGACACCAACTGGCAGACCCCCAGCGGTGGCGCTGTCACCGATGGCGACAAGGGCGACATCGTCGTCAGCGGCAGCGGTGCAACGTGGATGCTCGACACGGGCGTGGTCACCGCCGCAGCCAAGACGGTGCTCGACGACACCACCACGGCAGCGATGCTGACCACGCTCGGTGCGGCAGCAGCGGCGACGACGATCTCGACGACCGCTCCGCTGACAGGGGGTGGCAGCCTCGCCGCCAACCGCACCCTCGACATCTCCGACTTCACCGTGTCGACGAAGGGCGCGGTGCCGACACCGGGTGGTACTAGCTCGGGGCGGATGCTGCGTGACGACGCGACGTGGGCGCTGCCCCCGTCAGCTGCAGCTGCGGTGAGCGGAGTCTTCCCGTTCATGCTCTCGACCACCGCCACCGAGCCGCCGACCGGCAGCCAGATCCGCGGCAACAACGCCACCTTCACGTCGAGCACCAAGTTGTGGATCATGGAGACCACCGTCGACGGCCTCAACGTGGCGGTCGGACTCGGTCGGATCAAGGCCGGGTTCCAGGTGTACGTGCAGGACTACGCAGACGCGTCGAAGTACGCCATCTTCAACGTGACCGCCGACTCGGTGGACAAGGGTGCCTACTGGGAGATCACCGTCGCTCTGGCTACATCGGGTGGCACCATCTCGGCGGGCAAGATCGCACTCCAGTCCCTGTCGTCGGCGCAGTCGTCCAGCCTGTTCTCGACCACGACGACGGCGCCGGGCATTACACCCGGCTCCAACGGTGCGGGTGCTTCGACGTGGCTCAACGGTGCAGCCGGGTGGACGGCGCCGACTGCTACGACGGTCGGTCTCGGCAACGTGTCGAACACATCCGACGCCACCAAGGACGCCGCGACCGCGACGCTGACGAACAAGACGCTGACCGATGCCAAGGTCAACCTGGCGATCAACGCACAGACCGGCACCACCTACACGTTGGTGCTCACCGATGCCAGCAAACTGATCACCTGCTCGAACGCCAGCGCGGTCACCGTCACCGTGCCACCGAACAGCTCGGTCGCCTTCCCGACCGGCACGCAGATCACGATCATCGGGATCGGTGTCGGCATCGTCACCGTCGCCCAAGGCTCCGGTGTCACCGTCAACTCGACACCGTCGCTGGCATTCCGCGCCCGCTACTCGGCAGCCACCCTCGTCAAGACCGGCACCGACCAGTGGTATCTCATGGGTGACCTCGCGTGAATGTAGATCTATTCATGAATAGGCGTGTCGCGTGACCATGACGATCGGGGCGGTCGCCTCAGGCAAGACCACCCTCGCCACGGGAGCGGTGCGCTTCGACGCCGTCGGCGACAAGTACAGCCGCAGCGCGTCCGGCCTCGGCGGCACGCACACGATGTGCTGCTGGGCCAAGATCGTCGTCGACCGCAACGCCATCACCTGTTTCATCGGACAGGACGACGCCTCCACCAACTACTACTACCTGTCGACCACCGCCGACGGCACCAGCCTCCGACGCGACGGCACCAGCGGCGCGGCGTTCCCGAGCGGACTCAACATGACGGTCGGCACCTGGGTGTACATGGCGACCGTCAACGACACCAGCGCGGGCGGCGAACTCTTCGGCTACAAGGTGGCGGGCGGTTCATGGGTCCAGGCCACCGCTGCAAACGCGACCGTCACCGGGCCGAACAACGCCAACACGTTCTTCATCGGCAACAACGGGTTCAACAACTTCCTCAACGGCTCGATCGCCGCGGTCAAGGTGTGGGACGTCGCCCTCACCGACGCCGAGCTCCAGGCCGAGGCTGCCACCTACGCCGCGGTGAAGACGTCGGGACTGTGGGCCAACTACCAGTTCCGCAACGGGCCGCAGACTACGGACGACTCCGGTCTGGGTAAGACCCTGACAGCAGCGGGAACATTGACAACTGATTCTTCCGGCCCACCAATAACTTGAACAAGGAGAAATAATTCATCATGAGCAATGAGCCCAAGGGCACCACCGCCCAGAACGAGATGGCCAAGGACGCCAACAAGCGCAGCGTCAGCCGCGAGGAGCACCCGATCGAGGCGATGCCCAACGCCTACGGCGAGGTCGCCGACATCGACAAGGCCAAGTACCCGGACGACTCGCCCGCCGCCAAGGGCAAGGCCACCCCGCCGTCAGGTCAGGGCGGCGAGACGCCGAAGTCACGGCCCGACTACCAGGATCAGTGGCCACCCAACCCCGAGCCGTCCGAGTCGGCGAAGGCATGGGCCGACAAGATCCGCGACGTCGGCTCGGTACAGGCCCACTCTGATGCCATCGCCGAAGCTGCGAAGGCGTCGTCACCGAAGGAGAAGTGATGGCCACGAAGCAGCCACCGCCGAAGAAGTACGGAACACCGGGGCAGGCGGGTGCACCCCGCGCCTCGAAGTCGACCGCTGGCAAGGCCAAGCCGATGCCGAAGAAGCGGTTCGCTTACACAACCCGGGACTCCATGGGTAACGCCCTCGGCGGGGAGCATGGCCGCGGCAAGGGTTCGCCGACGTCAGCCAAACAGGTTCATCGGTGATGCTCGCCGAGATCATGACCTCGAACGCGTTCGGGGAGATCATGTTCCTGGTGGCGTTCATCCTGTTCGTGATCGAAGCAGTACGTCTCATCGCCGCGCGCTCGTCGACGTGGGACTACAGCTGGCTGCTGATCGTCTGTGGGTTCGCCTGCATGGCGCTCGGCTGGGTAGCACTGACCACGGGGGACTGATGCCCGGCGGCAAGACGCCCGGTCCCTCGGTCAAGAAGCCGAAGGTGTACGAGGCGCTGAAGAACAAGGGCTACTCCAAGACGAAGGCTGCCAAGATCTCCAACGCCCAAGCCCGCAAGGGGAGGTGAACCATGAGTGACACGCCACCGTACGAACCAGCTGTCGATCCCGATGAGGTGCCCGAGCCGGACGTCGACGCCGACGAGGACATCGACGAGGAGGACGACGAGTGACGGTCCCGCCCAACACGTACCCCTACGGGTACGCCCAGGACGGGGCCGGGGTGGCAGGCATGGGCACGATGCTGACCATCGAGCAGTACCAGACCAGGCGAACGGTGTACAACCTGCATCCCGAGTTCTGGCGGCGCTACTCGGCGCTGATGCAGTACGCCCTGACCCAGGGCGTGCACCTCGGGGTGGGCACGGGCTGGCGCATCCAGCCCAACCCGCCACCGACTGGCTTCGCCGCGCCCGGCAACTCGAACCACGAAGGCTTCCCCGCTGACGGTGTCAGCGGCGGAGCCGTCGCCATCGACACGGTGCCCAACCTGTCGTGGGCGTGGATGGAGGAGCGCCTCGCCTCCTACGGGCTGCGCTCGTTCAAGATGATCGGCAACGAGCCGTGGCACATCCAGCCAGCGGAGATCCCCGCCTCGCGGCGCTGGCGCACCGCACCGTGGGTGCTGCAGGCGTTCTCACTGCCCGGTCACGCACCGCACCCACCCGAGGTGCTGGCGACACCGCCGGGCAGCCCATCGTTCAAGCAGGGGGCGACCGACGCCTCGACCAAGATGAGCGGTGCACCCGATGGCCGCGTCACCTGGTGGCAGACGATCCTGCGCAACGAGTACGTGGTAACGATCGTTCCCGACGGGCAGTTCGGTGCCAAGACCGACGCCGCCACCAGGGTCGCCCAGAAGGCGCTCGGCGTGGTCGTCGACGGGATCTACGGCAACCAGACCGCATCGGCCCGGCACGCCAAGGTCGGCAAGTAGATGTGTCCACCGCCGAGGTCGTCTTCACGTTCGTGCGGCGCCTCATCGTGTTCGGGTTGGGATGCTGGGTGATCGGCAACGCCCTCGTCAACCCCGAGGAGCGGCTCGGACAGCTCGCTGTCGGGATGGTGATGGTCGGCGTGCTGCCGATCGAGAACGTGTTCAGCTGGCGTCGGATCGATCGGAGAGATGAGTGAAGCGCTTCGCGCTGGTTGTTGCCGCCGTCATCGGCACCGTGCTGTTCTACGCGGGAACGGCTGGAAGTGGGTACTGGCCACCATCGCCAACTACCACGACCCAGCCTGGTACCAGCACCACTTCAACGTCGCCTATGGCCTCTACGACCGCGGCTGGCTCAACGACCACGACCTGCCCCGACTGCGTCCCCAACACTGTCGTCGCCACGACGACCACGACGACGGAGGTGCCGACATCAACGACGACTTCCGTGCCGCCATCCACAAGCTCAAGCGTGAGTCCGACCAGCACATCGTCGACGACATCTTCCACGCCAACCACATCCTCAAGTTCCTCAACCACGACCACGGAGGTGACGACATCGACATCGACCAGCAGCACGACGACATCACCCAGCACGACATCGACGAGCCCGAATAGCCCCTTCCCGCCGCTGCGGCGCGATCTACTGCCCCCAACGGCATAATTCGGGGCGCGCAAAAGCCCCCGCAACTGACCGAGGAGTCAGTCAGTTGCGGGGGCTTGGTTGGTTAGCGGAACCAGTCCGGGTCGGGCTCTGGTATCTCGAGCTCGAAGGACTGCTTCGGATCGGGCATGATGAAGCGCACACGAGGTAGCCAGTTGCCGTCCTCGTCGCCGACGGGGCGCACGCACAGCTTGGTCATCACCATCAGCTGAGCGACCACCCACCCGCAGTAGAGGCTGTGGCGATCACTGCGGAAGTTGCGGCTGTCGCTCACTGGAACACCGCCTCCTCCACGGAGTGCGTGCAGTTGCGCGCCGTCTCGCCGCACTTGGTACAGCGCGGGCACTCGCAGTCATCCTGGTAGATGCCGCAGTCGGGACAGTCGTCGCAGCTGCACTCGTCGTTGCGGTTGCCGCAGCCACCGCAGTCATGGTCGTCCCAGTACGGGCAGTCGTCGTAGATGGCAACCGGCCACCACGTCGAGCACACCCCGCACTGGGCGAGGCGGTCGCGGCCCTCATCGGTGAGGAACCCCATCACCGCCTCGCAGATGTCGGCTCCCTCCCATGAGCCCTCGCTGTCCGAGTGGTTGATGAATATCTCGGCGATCTTGTCGATCACCTGTTCTCGTGTCATCATTTCTGTTGTCTCCTTGATTCCGGTTCGGGGCTGACGCCAGGGCCCGCTCGGTAGCGCACCGAGCGGGCCCTGCTGGTGTCAGGCGCTGGCGCGCCTGCGCTTCAGTTGTTCTTCGAGGACGCGGCCGAGCAGCTGTCGGTGCTCGTCCACGCCCTGGTCCTGTCCTGTGCGCTCTGTCTTGCGCACGATCGCGGTGATCGCCGAGCCAATGTCAACGGCCATGAGCTCGAGCTCGTGATCACTCAGATCCATCTGGTCCTCCTTCCTCGCTGAATGCGGCACGAACCGCCTCGGTGACCCCGGTCCCGTCATCGACTCCGATGTCGGGCCAGCCGTCGGTGCTGTAGAGGTCGCGGCGGCTGCCCTCGTCCCACACCACCGAGCCGTCGCCGTAGTGGTACGGCATGAACTCGACGGCGACGCGGGCGGGCGTGGCCACAATCACGGTCAGTGCCTCCTTGATGTTGACGTCGGTACCGGCGTGCCAGAGCTCGGCGATCTCGCCCCGCGCCGGGCGGGCCTGACCCTGCTGCTGGACACGGAACACCGTCTCGAACAGCACCAGCACGGCGATGGGCTTACCCATCACCGGTCTCAGTGTCTGCAGCGAGATGGCGATCGCCTCCGGCGGGTTGATCGCCATGCCGTCGCACAGCTGGCGGATCGGGCAGTGGAAGCTGCCCTGCGGCATGACCACGAGGCACTGGTCCTCGAGATCGGCGGGCCCGGCGACGACCGCTTCGGCCTTGTGCTCGCGCGCCATCGTGATGGCGTGGTCGTACATCTCCTCGAAGCCGACGCTGAAGTCGACCTCGGCCCCAGCGGCGTACTCGGGGTCGACCGAGTCGAAGTCGCCGAAGCCGAACACGACCCCGCGGACCTTGGGCTCATCGTCCATTGCCCTTCACCTCCCTTCTGGCCAGTGCCGTCGGCTTGGTGTGGCTGATCTCGGCCTCGCGCGTGAAGCGCTTGCGCCGCTTGGTGTCCGTCATCATCAACAGCATGTCCAGCCGCGACGGCCGCTCGCCCTTGGCGAATCGGTAGCGCGGCGGGTACACGTAGTAGTTGGACAGCACCCTGCGGCTGTCGCGCATCACCAGCTGGCGACGCTCGGCGTTGCACTGGATGCAGCGCCGAGTGATCTTCTCGCCGAAGCTGCCCTCCCAGTGCTTGGACTCCACGAGGATCCAGTTGTGCTGCAGCGCGCCGCACTCGAGGTACTCGTAGACCGCCAGTTCTTCGCCCTTCCACAGGCGTTCAGGTGTCTTGGTCATTAGCTTTCTCCTTGTCTGGTTGTGATTGCAGATGGCGCGGCGGCAGGTTGGGCAAATCCAACCTGCCGCCGCGTGACTGTCAGACGATGATGACGACGTACACGCCATCGGGCGTGGTCTGGTCATCGACTTCCTGGATGTCCGACTCCTCGATGTCGTCACCGACCTCACGGCGAACGATCACCGTGACGTGGTCGCCGTAGTTGTCGAGGTCACTCTTCAGTTCTCCGACGTTCATTTCTCACCTCCTCTCATTGGGTCGACACCCGCGCCCAGGTCTCACCGTCGGCCTCGCGGTTGATCGCCGCCCCGTGGATGCGGGACTCCACGACCGAGTCCGCCGCTTCGCGGGCCTGCTCGTAGATGGTCGGGGTGTAGCTCTCCAGCATTCCCCTGACGACGCTCTGCACCATCGGGCTGAGTGCATTGCTGAGCGAGGCACTGAGTGCCTCGCGCGGCCTGGCCTCTGGCGCCTTGCGGTGAATCGCCAGCTGCTCCGTCTGGTCGTCGACCCCGGCGAGGATGTCTTCGGTGGTCACCTTGCGCCCGAGCCCGTGACGGATCGCACTGGCCGTCTTGGCGTAGTTGAACGCCTGGCGCATGAACGCCGGGGTGATGTCGGCCTCGGCCTTGAAGATGAGACCGCCCTCGTCGCTGAGGGCGGGCAGGCCCCCGTCGTCGAGGACGATCCCACCCATCGCCGCGTAGACGCGGTCGAAGTCGACGTCGTCGGCCAGGGTGTCACCCAACTCGATGTAGGCGAGGCGCTCGCACGCCTCGCGGTCGAGGTTGCCGAGGTGGATGATCGCCTCGGTCCTGCCGTATCGGGTCGATCCCTTGGTGATCTTCTCGATGTGGTTGGTGGTGAACACGAACACGGTCTGACGCAACGTCTTGGCCTTCGAGCCATCGAGTTGGTCGAGGACCTTGGAGACGTCGAAGGGGTTGGTCACCCCGGCGATCGACTCGGCGTCCTCAAGGAACACGAAGTTGCGCGGATTGTTCATGTGCGCCATCTGCAGGGCGTAGTCGAAGTTGTCCTCCGGCCTGCACTGCACCACCCCGAACCCGTGGGCGATGGCCAGGCGCGTCAGCTGGTCGATCAGTTCCGACTTGCCGACGCCGTAGTCACCCTCGAGCCAGATAATCATCTTGCCGTCGTTGCCCAGTTCGATGTGGATGCCCTCCTTCTCGATGAGGCTGAACAGCTTGAGGTTGAGCCGGTCCCAGGTGCGGGCGGTGAAGACCAGTTCCTTGGCTGGCTTGTTGAGGTCGATGAACTGCGGCACCTCGGTGGCGAAGACCGCCTTGCCGCGATAGATCGAGTTCTCGTCGAGGTACCGGGCGACGCGGTCGAAGAGCTCCTCGACCGCGGCCTGCACCTTCTTCACCGCTGACACCGACAGGCGCAGCACCGACCCGTAGACCGGGTCGCTACCGGCGCCGATCTCCATCACCGCTTTGCGCCCGAACTCGGGGGGCAGCTTGCACAGCCCCCAGGGCACGAGCTTGTTCTGCTTCCAGCCGATCTCGACGTTCAGCTGCTGTGGATCCTGGACCCACGTCTTCATCCCGAGCAGCTGCCCGAACAGGTCGTGCATCACGGCGTTGGTGGCGATCGCACCATCACCGGGGCGGTGGTGGAACAGGCGCTGCGTCGTGTTGTACTCGTTGGCGGCGGTGATCGCCGCGTCGAGCACGTCACGCGCCTCCTCCAGCGGCGTGTCCGGGTTGGAGGCGAGGAACATCGCCCGCGTGTTCTCGTTGTGACGGCGGATCGACTCGTCCGCGGTCATCACCTGCCCTCGTGCTGCGGCCATTGCGGCCACGATCTGAGCGCGGGCGATTGCTTGCGTATCTGGCATGGTTCTTCCTTGTCTGGTTGGTTCCCGATGCACGGTCGTGCACCGGCTGAGCGCGCCGAGAGAGCTCGGAACGCTGAGCCAGAGAACGACCACGAGCCCCTCCCCGTTGCCGGGAAGGGGCTCTCATGTGGTTGCTGGTCAGGGGCTGGTTGTCGAAATCGCCACTACCCACCGACCCGGTACGTGCTCATGAGTTCACCGTCGACGAAGAGCTTCAGCCCCTCGTCGCTCGGGTGCAGCATGATGATCCGCTCGTTGCCGTCGGCATCCATCCCGCGGTAGCCCATCCCCGTGTCATCGGCGAATGGGGCCCATGAGGCGTAGTCGTCGAGAGCCACTGGTACCGCCAGCACGTAGTGACTCATAGGGCCACCGATCTGAGCGCTGCCGCATCGGCACGCAGATGGCGGCTGACCACGTTGAGACGCTCACGCAGGAGCGTGTCCGTCTCCAGCTTGCGCCGCGTGGCGCGGTCGGCATTGCGCGCCGCGCTGAGCAGGTAGTTGATGGCGTGGTCGGCATCGACGATCTGACGCTTGCACTCGCTGAACTCCAACGCGTCGAGATGCATGATCGCATCGGCGAGCATGCATCTCACCTCGGCCATGCGGCGGCGCTCCTCGGCACCGAGATGGCGGTACACCCCGGTGGCGAGGCGAGATGCCTGGAGCTCGAGGTCCGAGCGGATGTTGGTCGGCACCGCGGCCAGCGCGGCACGCGCCTTGTCGCGCTCGGCAGGGTGCAGCAGGTAGCGCTTGGCGAAGTGATAGTCGAACGTCGACATCATCGTCTCGGCGCGGTCTGCCCGGTCCGCCTGCTCTGCGCGCAGGCTGAGCGCCCACTGGCTGTTGATCTGCTCGGCGATGGCACGCCTGATGTACGCGTCGAGCGTGAAGCGCGAGCGCACATCGGTAGCTGTCGCCTCGATGCGCTCGCGCTGTGTGGTCATGACTCACGCTCCGCACGCGCATTCATCGCCACCCGACTCCACGGTGAGGCAGCCAGCGTGGAGATGATCAGCCCGATCATCGTCTCGTTGACGTTGAGCATCACCGGGTCGTCGGGGTCCTCGCGCCCCATCATCATGGCCTTCATCACCAGGGTGATCACCTCGATCGCCCCGCGCCACGCCTCGGGCGACTCGCCCAGCCTGGCGACGACGGCATCGATGACCTGGTCGATGACCGCCACGACAACCGGCGGCAGCGAGCCGCTGACCTCGGTCATGGTGTCGAGGAACTCCTGGTGATGGTCAGCGGTCATGATGCTGGTTCCTTGCTTCGATGCGGCCGCGGATGTCTGCCTGGCGCCACGATTCACGCTGGCTCTCGCGCTCGAGTCGGCGCAGCATCCACATGATGAACGCCGGGATCAGCACGACCGCGCCGATCATCGCCCAGAAGACGTTGAACTCGTCGGGCGTGAGGTGATGACGGCTCATCGCGTCACCGCCTGATAACGCTCGTCGCGCGCCTCGGCAGGCCAGCATCCATCGTGGCAGACGCCACGATGGATGTCGCAGGCACGATCATGCGAGCCCGAGTGATGGGCATACAGCCCGGTAGCTGCTGCTTCGCAGCGGAAGCACTTGAGGTAGGTCATTGGTATCTCCCTTGTCTGGTTGTTGGTTGTGAGAACGACGACGAGCCCCACCCCCTAACGGGGATGGGGCTCGATCGCAGTAGCTGGGGCTATGGCTTGTGCTTGAACTCTGAGTTGATGAAGCGGTCCCAGTCCTGCTGTGGGGACAAGCGGGAGCGCTTCGGACGGCGGAGCTTCTGGGCCAGCCCGATCGTCGAGATCCTCGCCGCGTAGCTGAGGATCACGAAGACGATGAAGCCGAGCCAATGGAGCACGGTCACAGCGCCACCATCCCGACGTGGCAGGTGCAGTCACAGATGGCGAACGCCATCTTGCCGTTGGCGGTGCGGCCCTTCACATGGCCGCTGCAGTGACGATGACGACGGAACCTACAGAGCAGGCTCACAGCGGCACCTGCGCACCCTTGGCATCGCGGAACGCACCGCGCAGGCAGCTGTCCTGCTCGAGGCTCTCGGTGAGGTCGCCGACCCCGCACTCCACGCCGCGCTCATGAAAGCGCCTGAACGCCTGGTACATCGTCATGTCGCTGACCTCGGTGAGCGGGCCCGCGGTGATGTGGGCGCGGACCCATGCGACGAGCGCGTGGACCCACAGCTGAGTGGCCTCCTCGAGCATCTCCGGCCACTCATGCACGTCCTGGTCCTGGATCGCCTCAGCGGCCTTTGCAAAGGCCTCTGAGCGGGCGATACCGAAGGGTGGCGTCTGGTCCGGGTCGGGGATGAACCTGACCGATCCTGTGATCATGAGCGTGGCTGGCTCGTTGTCGCGGATGATGGCGAGGCACTCCGTGAACTCGTCGATGGTGGCGCACTCGAACGTGGCCGTGATGGTGATGGACATGGCTATCGGTCTCCTCATGTACTGATGTGATTGCTGGCGGGCTCATGGGGTGTTGTGGATTACGAAACTGCCCCCGAGATCCACTCGGTCCAGGTGCGTGAGCCCATTCGCTGCCTGGACGCGACGATGCCGCGCCCCCGTTGGGGGACGCGGAAAGACGCGGCGATAGGCCGCGATCCCCCTTAGAAATCAGGGGATCGCGGCCTATCTAGCTGCTACTTGCTGGCCCGCGGTGTGGCCTTGGGCTTGGTGGCGTCGGATACCTGCTTAGCGATCTCGCGCTTGGCCGACTTGCCCTCGTCACCGAGCGCGGCCACCTGGGAGGCCACGAAGGCGGAGAAGTCGTGCTCAAGTGCGACCAGGCGCTTGACATAGTCCTTTGTCGTGGCGAACGCCTTGGGATCGGCGATGGTGTCCCACACGTAGCCGGTGAGGTTGTACTCCGCCTTGCGGTTGACCTTGGCCTTGGTGGCCGCGGACTTGGCCTCGTCGGCATCGATCGCCTCTTGCGAGCGCACCGCGATGTCCACGCGCTTGCCCTTGTCATTCGTCATCTGGTATTCGGAGCGCTTGGGCAACCAGGCCAGGTAGCCATCGATGTCACGCACGCCGTACGTACCTGTCAGATCGTTCGTGCACACCTTCAAGTAGTGCGCCATCGATCCCGTGGTATGGCCCCAGAGTGCGAGCCCGAACGGGATCGTCAACCTGGCCAGATCGATGCTGTCGATCTCCCATGCCTCGCCGCGCTGGTTGCCCACCGCGGTCACCCAATCCGTCGCCGTAAAGCGCTTGCGCTCCCATGTTGGGTGCTCGGCCGACCACACGCCATAGGCGCTGGTCACGCTCGGGGCGACCGTGGCCAGTGCTGTCGTCACCTGGTCGATCATCGTGACGAAGTAGGCATCCGCGTGCTCCGTCATCCATTCCGACCAGGTGCCAACCGCCCCGATTACCGCGGTGGCTTGGGCTACCGCCTTGGGGTCGGCCGTCGGCACCATCGTGCTGGTATCGCTCATCGTTCTATCTCCCTGTGTCCTGCCGATACGGACCATCCCGATCGGTCTACTTAGTGCTCTGACCAGGGGTTATGTCCACCTTCGTCGGCCGATATGGCCATCTACCAGGGGTTATGCGGGTCGGCCCTGCCCCCACCCCCCCACCTGGGCCACGAGCGGGAGTACTGGGTGGAAGCAAGAAGGGTGTGGCCTGGGTACAAAATCATGTGATTGCAGATTTGGGCTTTTCGGGGCCCCATACGCTGGAATGATTGATTGCAGGTGGGAGAGACAGTTTCTAGAGCGAGTGGCGGCGGATGGCCCGAATGCTTCGGATAGAAGAGCACGAAGAAGCCGATACTCCGCTCAGCGGAGTGTGGGGGGACCAGGTGGGGGGACCTGGGGGGACGTCCCCCCACCACGCGTGGGTACAGTTACGAGCGGCCGTTGAAGCTGTTTAGTATTTACCAGGTACGATGCAATACCGATATATCGGTAGCTGTGCCCGATTTCGCGCGGGGTGGGGGGACGGTCCCCCCACCGTCCCCCCACCTCACGAAGGCTGGCTCTCACCCGGCACGAGCAGCTTTGCTGCCCCCTCGGTGCGATATACGACCCAGTCGCGCTCAATGGCATACTGAACTACTTCCGGGATCAGCTGGCGCTTCTCTTTGCGGAAACGATCTTTGACCTGTCGCGCTGTAAGCGGTTCATCGTGCACCGCCTTGGCCAGGCTGATTGCACGCTCCTCGATCCAGCTGAGATGCCTCTCGTTCTCTCGAATCGCGTCCATCCGTCCTGCGGCACGGGCGTTCCTTACAGCAACCTCCGATACTCCAGCAAGAACCCGTGATCTCGTACAGAGGGAGTGCGCCTCGATCTCGGAAGCCAGCTGCCAGTGGAGGGGCTCTGGCTGCGCGAAACGGTCCATCAGGGCCAGGAGGCAGGCAAGACGCAGTCGCAGGAGCATCCGGTGCCCGTCGATGGCGAGGCCTCCCACCGTGGAACGGGCGTAGTCCCAGTCCAGAACCTCCTGCTGTACCTCCAGCGGGAAGACCATCTCACCGATCGCGCGGCTGGCGTCACCGGGGTAGTACCGAGGCAGTATCAGCGGCACGACGCGACGTTGTTCGCCAGCTTTCAGCTTCGGGCCAGGGTTGTCCATCCCGAAGTAGAGGAACCGACCAGGAAATCCGAGGCTCTCGACGTCCCCCGTGAACAACGAGCCCGCTACGCCGTACTGAACCCCCAGTACCAGCGACACTCGCACCATGTCTGCGGGGAACTTCTCGCTGCCCGCAGCCTTCGTCCCGCCGACGTGCTTGCCCCGCTGGCCCGACCACGCCGTCGTCAAGTAGGGGACCATCGTTGCGCCCGAGCGGTCGTTCTGCACCGCCAGCGTCTTGCCCTCGTCGAACTCCACCTGCAGCCCGAGCAGGTAGCGGGGTGGTGGCTCTGGCTCGCCGCGCTTGACCACCTGTTTGACGATCGCTTCCGTCACCAGCCCCTCTCCGCTGCGCAGGTTGACTCCGTAGTGGTAGGACTCGTCGTCGTAGGCGTCGCAGAGTTGCTGCGCCATCGCCATTGTCGAGGACTTCCCCGAGCCCGAGGGCCCGCAGAGTGCGACGTAGAGGTTGAGCGGTGAGGCCACTCCGTGCACGATCGGTGCCACCCGGATCGAGGAGGGAACCCGCACCGAGTAGGCCGAGAGCACCGCACCGAGCAGGCCTTCCGGGCACTTGCCGTTGCCGTGGGCCGCGGCGCGGATTGCCTCCAGCCACGGTGTAGCGGTCCAGAAGTCGTCGGAGAGCCAACCGTCGGACGTCGAAGGAGGCGTCCGCGGCTGGCCCGATATCCCGGCGAGATTGCGGAGGATCTCGACTCGCTCCGACTGGGAGGGGAGTTGACCCAGCTGGTAGCACCCCAGGACGTCGATGACATCGTAGGTCTGGTTGTTCACCGAGGTCGGCACCGGGTGTGCGTTCGAGGAGAACACGTAGAGCCGGTCCTTGGCGTTGATCGTCGCCGAGTGGCCCTCGCGCGGGTCCTTGCCCGGCCGCGCCCAGTAGCTGTGGAACTCGTCGGAGTGCTCGTAGCTCCAGCCGTTGTTGTCGAGGACCATGTCCATCGGTGGCAGCTGCACCCCGTCGATCCACGAGTCGGTGTGCTCGATCCTCGAGAGTGAGACCCCGCCCGGCAGCGCCGGAACACGTAGCGCCTCGGGCGGGGTCTCCGACGCTGCCACGGCGTCGAATGTGGAGATCGCTGCACAGATTGCCTGCCACTGTCCCGCCGTGGCCCAGGCGATCGTGTCGAACGATCCCGATTGTTGCACCCACGGCTGGCCCGTGGGGTGAGTCGTTCCGTTGGATGGCGCTGCCACGACGTAGCCGCCGTGGCCACGGGTTTCTACCAGGGTCATCCCCGACCCGTCCGAGGCCAGCTTGGTGTTGCCCTCCTGCGCCTCGCCTTCGACGTGCACGGCGACGTGGAACCCGCCGCCCGGTGTGACGACGAAGTACCCGTCGAGCCATGACTCGAACACGCTGGCGTGCTCACCGAGCCGGGAGCGGAGCTCGTCCATGTGCTCCATGAATCGGCCCTCGAAGTCGAGGACCTGCAGCCGCGTCGGCCCGCCGCAGATGATGGCGAATCCTTCGGTCCGCTTGGCCCAGCGCTGCACCGTCAGCAGGTCGGCCTGGGTCTCGATGTACTCGCGCCAGCTGACGACGTCAGGACGCTTGTTCGCCTTCAGTGGGATCACGGAGAGCCCGGCCCGGTGGGCTTCCAGCATCGCTGTCTCGATCGAGTCGGTCATCGTGTGTTCCGTTCCGTTCGGTCCGCCAGGCTGCGTACTTCGCAGCGGCTTCTTCCTTTTCGGGACTCACACGCCGTGTGGCTGCGGCGTGTGGTCGTGGACTGTAGCCCTCGGGCAGGGGTGGTGCGGGAACCCACCCGTTCTCGAGTTTCTTGCCGATCCAGCGCAGGCCGCGGATCGTGACCAGCCGCTTGATCTCGGGCCAGTCGTCGTAGATCTTGGGGTACGAGAGCCCCGCTGCCCGGCCCAGCCTGACGGCTTCGATCAGGCTGGGGGGCAGCTTGGACGGCGCACCGAGGTGACCTCTCTCGGCGGCGTCGTTGTTGTTGTCGCTGTAGGTCCCGAGCTCGAGGTGCGATAGGCGGAAGCACGGCGGGTTGTCGCACTTGTGGCGGACTACCAGGCCCTTCGGGATCGGGCCGTTGGCCATCGTCCAGATCCAGCGGCTGGCCGTCATCTGGCGGCGCTTGTGGTCCGTGGTGTGGACCAGGACCCTGCCGTATCCGAAGCGATCGACCGACCCCTGCCAGATCCGGCACGGCGTCGGCTGGGGGTTCGGCGGCGGGTAGTCCTCCCGCCGCCGAACGTAGAGCTTGCGCGGTCGCCCGCCCTGCGCGTCCCCCCAGCCCATCAGTCGTCGAAGAGGTCTTTGCCCGACACCGACGCCGGGGTGGCCTGCTTCCACGACGCCGAGTACAGCTTCGGCGGGTTGAAGCCGCGGTTCTTGCGGACCCCGTTGCCGGTGTAGGCGACGGCCAGCTGGTCGCCGGGGTTGAGCCCGGTGCCCCCGCCGTCTCGCACGGCCTTGCCGATCGCCGCTTTCATCGACATCCCCTCGCCCTCGGCGACGTCGAAGTTGCCGCCCTTGGCGTAGATCGTGCGCTGCCCGTCGTCCTCGTCGGTCGACTTCAGCGCCGTCTGCAGCGTGATCACCAGCTGCATCCGCGGCGATCCGTCGGTCCAGGCCAGCTTCTCGCCCGTCTCCAGGTCGGTCTGCTGGCGGACCTCGGCCGAGACCACCTCTCCCATGATGACGTCGTTCAGCTTCTCGAAGGGGAAGGACTTGCCCCCCGCCTGCATCAGGAAGTCGTTCGCTTCTTTGGAAATGCTCATGGCACGTTGCTCCTTGGTTCGTTGTTACGTGGTAGGGCGTCGGAATGAAGCCCCCGGTCCCACTCCACCCTGGGGTCACCCGCAGGGAAGGGCAGGTCAAATGCCCCCTCGATGGTGTCGAGCAGGTCGAGCACCGCCGAGAGTTGGGCGGGTGTGATGCCGCCCTGGCGAATGGTTGGCGCCCCGCTCGGCCACTGGCGCATCAGCAGGGTGCGGGCGTCGGCCGAGGTGCCGATCGTGTTGATCCGGTCCTGCGCCCAGGTCGACATCGCCTGCACCCAGGCCTCGGTGTCGATGCCCTGCAGGTCCGGGTCGTGCGGCACGAAGTTGCCGTGGACCAGCTGTTCCATCGGCGTGGTCAGCAGCGCCTCTTCGTCGCTGGGCGGGTAGCGGAACGGCTGCGTGAAGTCGTCGCGCTTGCGCCACGCCCGCACCCGGCGCACGATCTCGGCGCCCTCGCGCCCGACCTGCAGGTCGATCCAGTGGAACTCGCAGTTGATCTGCCCGGCGGGCATGTGCACGAGCAGTGCGACATCGGTGCGCATGTTGTCCGGCAGCGGCGAGCGCACGTTGGTGGCGACGTCGTAGAACACGGCGTCGCAGTAGAGCGCCAGCTGGATGGCGAAGCCGGGCAGCGAGTAGTCGAGGCGCTTGCCGGTCTTGAGGTCGCCGAGGATGAACTGGCCCGGAACGATCACGTCGAAGCCCGGCACCATCAGCGGGCGGTGGGCCCGGTAGATGCGGTCGGCTGTTCCGGCGGCGCGCATCTCGTCGTTGACCAGGTGGCACTCGATGTACTCCGAGGTCAGCCCGGCGTGGTCCAGGCAGGTGAGGTACTCGGCGATGTCGGAGGCGTATGGCTCGGGGGCGCAGAACCCGTCGGCGCGCTCGACCCGCTCGGTCATCTTGTGCAGCGCCGTGCCGATGTCGGCTGCCTCGTCGCCCCGGCCGCGCTGGATCGCACGCTCGCGTCGCTCCTTGGCGCCCTGCTTGTTGCCGAGGTTGCTGGCGACGATGGCGCAGATCGACGGGTCCGAGGCCACCCCTTCCATCGCCCGGTCGATCTTCCAGGTGACGAGGTTCGACTCGTCGTCGAGGTCGCTGCCCCAGCCCGATGGCCGCGAGTAGCGGTCCCATTTCGTCGGGTCGTCGGGGCGCACCACCATCGGCGCCCCGTTGGCCCGGCGGAAGTCGAGCGGGGTCGGGTCGTCGCTGAGCTCTTCGAGGCTGACGCCGTCACTCACCGTTGGACCGCGCCTTGCGGGATCGGGGGGTGGCGGCGGCGACGATGCGGGCGAGCGGCTTGCGGTCTTCGAGCGCTTGGGCGATGTGATCGCCGAGGATCTTGCGCTCTTCACGCATCGAGGTGATCTGGCGGTCGATGATGCTGAGGCCCTCGCGGGCCTGCTCGATGATCGCTTCGGGGCTGAACGTGTCGGTCATGTCGGTGATCCTTGCTGATGGGTGTGATGGAGTTTGCGGAGGCAGCGCAAGCACTGCCAGGCGTCGAACAGGCCGATGTGCTCTGGGATCGGGCGCTCGCAGGTGCAGACCAGCGGTTGGTCGCGGTCTTCGTAGCGCCGATGGTCGCCGCTCAAAACAGTGCTCCTTGCAGTAGTTGTCCTGCGGCCAGCTGGTCGACGCAGTCGCCGTGGGCCCAGCGATGGCTGCGCACCGGGCACGACACGCCGTGGCCACCGCCACCTGCACGCTGGCGGACCCAGCCCGCTGTCCACTGGTGCACGCCCTTGGCCTGCACGTCGAGCTCTCCGTCACACAGTTCGCACGTCGCTCTGCGCTTCAGCGGGATTCGTAGGCGTTCGTCCTCAGGCATTGGTCACCGCCTTGGTGATCGAGGTGCGCCGTCCGTACTCGGCGATCAAGAGGGCCTCGGCGCGGTTGTGGTGCTTGATCCGCATCAGCTGGTCGGCCAGCGTCGGGAAGAGCTCCTGGGCCCGCCAGCGCGAGCGGTTCTTGCGCTCGGCGTCGGTGAGGCCGGGCTTGCGCAGGCTGAACTCGTTCTGCCACTTCAGCGACGGCACCCATATCAGAGGTATCCGAAGGATGTGCACGGCGGTGCGCAGGGAGCCGTTGGTGTCGCCGAGGCTGTAGGTCGCCTTCGAGCCGTTCATCGGCATGGCGTGGGTCCGCTCGATGTAGACCTCGGCCGGGTCCCATTTGGAGATCAGCCGGTAGACCGTGACCCCGGCGATCCCGTCGGTGTCGCGGGGCATGTCGTAGACCCGCACATCGTCGCCGTCGAGCAATGCCAGTGCCCCGGTCACGCCGGGGTCGATGCCGACGATCTTCATTCGCCGTTGACTCCCTGCTCCAAGAGCTCCTGGCACATCTGGTTGAGCGAGATGTCGCGGCGGGTGGCGGCGACGACGAGGCGGTTGCGCAGCGGCAGCGGGAGCCGTAGCTGCACGCTCACCTTGGCGTCGGCCGGGGTGATTGACTTCATGAGTCTAAGCATACACTCACTCGCAGGGATGGTCAAGACCCTCCTCGTCGTGCACAATGGCGGCGTGTCCAAGATGTACGAGCCGGTCCGCCAGAACCCGGAGAAGATGCGCTACATCGAGTGGCTGACCACGCCGCCGACGGCACGCAACCCGCCCACCGAGGCCGAGTTCGCCCGGATGATCGACGTACACGTCAAGACGCTCTACAACTGGAAGCACGACCGGGAGTTCCGCGAGGTCTGGCAGGGCGAGACCGACCAGGTCATCGGCGACCTCGACAAGCGCCAGGCCGTGCTCGACGCCCTCTACGAGGCAGCTGCCGATGTGCGCAATCCGCGCCACGTATCTGCGGCCAAGCTGTACCTCGAAGCGATCCGCGAGATGAGTCCCGAGCGCCAGGTCACCGGCCGGGCCCTCGGCATGCTCACCGACTCCGAGCTCGATCTGATGACCAAGCGGGCCCTCGCCGAGGCACCGTGACCAATACCGAGGGCGGCTTCCAGGCCCGCAACACCCCGGCCGAGCGCCGGGCGTTCTTCGACCTGCAGCGCCAGATCGCCGAGATCATCGCCCGCATCGACGCCACCGAGGCCACCCTCGCCGACCACGAGACCCGCATCGACGTGCTCGAACCGTGAGCGACTACACCCTCGAGGAGCTTCTGCAGGAGCGGGAGTGGCGCAAGGTCGCTCCGGCGTGGAAGACCTCCAGCGACGACGACAAGGTCGAGGCGTTCCGCTACTTCTGCGCCAACTACTGGTGGATCCGCCACCCCGAGCGGGGCCGGATCAACTTCGAGCTCTTCGACGCCCAGGTCGAGGCGGTCTACCTGTGGATCTCCGAGCGCTACACCGTTGCGCTCAAGGCCCGCCAGATCGGGTTCTCGACGCTGATCTCCACCTACTGCTTCTGGCTGACGTTCTTCTATCCCGACCGCGCGATCGTGATGCTCTCGAAGACGGAGCGCGATGCGGTCAAGCTCCTCGACAAAGCGAAGTATGGCGGTCGCTTCCTCCCCGCCTGGATGAAGTACCGGGGCCCAGTCGTTCAGGTCAACCAGACACGCATGGCCATGTCGAACGAGAGTTACCTCGAGTCCCTCCCCAGCGCCTCTGACCCAGCGCGCGGTGAGACGGTCTACACCGTTGTCGTAGACGAGCTCGGTCTCCTGCCAAACTCCGACGAGGCGTGGGCGGCGATCGAGCCCATCGCCGACGTCGGTGGCCGGGTGATCATGCTCGGCACCGCTCACGGCGAGGGCAACCTGTTCCACAAGCTGTGGGTCGGGAGCCAGAACAACACCAACCGCTTCAAGGGGATCTTCTTCCCGTGGTGGTCTGGCGACCGCGATGAGGAGTGGTACGAGTCCAAGCGTCGCGACTTGCCGGACTGGCAGCTGGCCCAAGAATATCCCAACGATCCCGACGAGGCCTTCCTGCGCTCCGGTCACCCGGTGTTCAACGTCGAGACGCTGCGGGCGATGACCTCGGCCCAGCCCGAGCGGGGCAGGTTGGTCAGCGGGCCGGAGGGTCGAGAGTTCGACATCCAGCCCAACGGCCCGCTGCGGGTCTGGCGATACCCCGAGGAGGGAGCACGCTATGCCATCGGAGTGGACGTGGCTGAAGGGCTTGAGCACGGCGATTATTCGGTCGCCTATGTCGTTGATGCCAAGTCCCGAGACGTCGTCGCCTGCTTCCACGACCGGGTCGACGCCGACCTGCTTGGCACCGACGTGGTGTTCAACCTCGGCCGTTGGTACAACAACGCTCTCGTTGGGGTGGAATCCAACAACCACGGACTGACCACCAACAAGGCGCTGGCGCGGATGATGTACTCGCCGCTGTACCACTCGCGCAGCCAGTCCAAGGTCAGGGCCCAGTCGAGCGACGTGCTCGGCTGGCGGACCACGACGATCACCAAGCCGCTCGCCATCGACGAGCTCAACCAGGCGCTGCGCGAGGGCCAGCTGCACGTCCACGACGCCGACTGCATCGCCGAGCTCCGCACCTTCATCCGCGAAGGCGATGGCAAGATGCACGGCTCCCCGTTCGACGACCGGGTGATGGCCCTGGCGATCGCTGCCCAGATGCTGAAGTATGTGTGGCTACGTGAGTTCCAGCCGATTAATGAGCCCCCGCCCGGTACTTGGGGCTATATGGAGCGCATGATGTTCGGCAAGCTCGACCGGGTCTCCGCCGTCCCGGTCGAGCGAGAGCCGATCGGTCGCCACTACGTCAGGAGTCAGAGATGACCACACTCGCCCGGTACCACAAGCAGCGTCGGGTGAATCGAGGCTCGTGGAAGGCCCGCTTCACCAACCAGCGGATCAACTACCGCGGCTCGACCAAGCCGAGCACCCCCGTCCTCACCTCGATCTCGCCGACGACCGGCGTGCACGGTGCGGCCAACCAGACCGTCACCTGCACCGGCACCGGCTACATCACCGGGTTCACCAAGGTGACGATCAACGGCGTCGACCAGGCGACCACGTTCGTGTCGGCCACCTCGGTCACCTTCGTGATGCCGCTGTCGGGGATGGTGGCGGGCACCGTGTCGGTCAACGTGCGCAATGGCACCCTGTTCTCGACGACCGCCAAGACCTACACCGTTACATGAGGATCCGCTGCCGGTGCGGCAAGCCGTCCGAAGAAGATCGCACCGAGTGCTTCAACTGCCGGGTGCGCTCGGTCGGCTACGCCTTCGTCGGTGGTGGTGGCTACACCCGCTCTCGGTTCCACAACTCGACGATCGCCGAGAAGCGGGCCGAGGTGCTGGGGGACCGGGTGCTCGGCGTCGACGTCGAGCCGTCTTCTACCTACGGATGGTGAGCGATGCCGCCGATGAAGCTGACTGACAAGCTGCAGTTCGCCCGCGACGAGGTCGAGCGCTCCAAGCGCTGGCGCTCGGACAACTACGACGATCTCTGGCACCGGATGATCGAGCTCTACCGGGGCAAGCAGTACGCCGCCGCCGACAAGAACGATCGTCTCGTCGTGAACCTCGTGTTCGCCACCAAGAACGTGATCGCCCCGGCCGTCGCCATCAACAACCCGCGCTTCGTGGTCAACGCTCGCAAGCCCGAGAACGCTCCGATGGCGGTGATCGTCGAGGAGGTCCTCAACTACCTCTGGCGCTGTCACCACTTCCAGGACGAGATCCGCCTCGCCGTCGACGACTGGATCCTCGCCGGGCACGGCTGGATCAAGTGCGGCTACCGCTTCACCAAGCCGCCCGAGGTCAAGGCGACCGGCGAGATGGGCACCGAGAACAAGATCGAGCAGGGCGACCAGGAGGGCATCGATGACCGGGTGCCGATGCCCGGCAACGTCGAGAGCGAGTCGACCGATGTCATCGCCGACCGCCCCTACCTCGAGCGCATATCGGTCTACGACATGTTCGTCGACCCCGACGCCCGCCTGCCGCGCGAGATGCGCTGGATCGCTCAGCGCATCTGGCGCCCGATCCAGGACGCCAAGGTCGACAGTCGCTACGACCCCAAGGCGCGCCGGGCGATCGCCAGCCAGCAGCGCTTCATCAGCATGGGCCAGGGTGACGAGGACGGGCGGGCCAACGAGGACACCCCCGACGAGGGGGCGATCAGCTACTGCGAGATCATCGAGTTCTACGACTTGAAGCGCAACGAGGTCTCGACGTTCTGTCTGGACGGCGATGTCACCAACGAGGGCACCCCGCAGGACGCCTACCTGATCAAGCCAGCGCCGATCCCGTTCAGCTGCGGGCATCCGTTCCTGATGCTGCGCAACTACGAGGTGACCGACAACTTCTACCCGATGGGCGAGATCGAGTCGATCGAGAGCCTCCAGCTGGAGCTCAACGAGACCCGCAACCAGATGCTGAACCACCGCAAGCGCTTTGCTCGCAAGTGGATCTACGCCCGCGACGGCTTTGACGAGGACGGGGTGCGCGCCCTCGAGTCCGACGTCGACAACTCGATGGTCCCGGCCCTCGGCGACCAGGACCCGAGCCGTCTGATCGCCCCGCTGCCCTCGATCGGCACGCCACCCGACTTCTACAACCAGTCCCAGCTGATCGAGGACGACATCAACACGGTGTCGGGGGTCAGCGACTACCAGCGCGGCCAGCCGGAGTCGGCGATCCGCCGCACCGCCACCGAGGCGGCGATGATCCAGGACGCTGCCAACTCTCGTAGCCGCGACAAGCTGGCCAAGATCGAGAGCTTCCTCGCCGACTGCGGCGAGAAGATCATCGCCCTGATGCAGCAGTTCGTGACCGGCGAGCAGGTGGCTCGGATCACTTCGGTGGCGGGGCGGGCGTGGGTCAACTATGACGCCGACTATCTGCAGGGCAGCTACGACTTCGAGGTCGAGGGCGGATCGACCGAGCCTCGAAACGAGGCCTTCCGTCGGCAGTCTGCCCTGCAGCTGGTCGATGCGATGGCTCCGTTCGTCGAGGTCGGCGTGGTCAACCCGGCCGGTCTGGCGCGCTACGTGCTGCAGTACGGCTTCGGGATCAAGGACACCTCGACGATCCTCAACGGGCCCCAGGAGCAGATGATGCAGCAGGACCCGAACGCTCAGGGTCAGCTGCCGCCCGGTGGCCAGGTGCCCCCGCAGGGTCCGCCCCCGCAGCCCGATGCCATGCCCATCCCGGCCGACTTGGCGGGCCAGGGACCGCCGATCGAGCAGATGCCGATGGGCCAGGCGCCGCAGATACCGCCCGAGCTACTTGCACAAATGGGCGGCTGATGCGTTCAATACGTCGCGACACAGAGCAACCAGGAAGTAGGACTCACGGTGTCGGACTTCAATCCCTTCGTAGAAGGGGAGCCCGTACCACCCGATCCCGTCGATGACGGGGGAGTCGGATGGCAGGGACAGGACGATCAAGTTCCGCAGGAGCCAGAGCGTTCGTACCTCGAGCTCGACGACGACGTAGCCAACCGCTATGTCCGCGTCAAGGTCGATGGTCAGGACGAGGAGGTTCCGCTACGCGAAGCGCTTTCGGGCTACAGCCGCACGGCTGACTACACCCGCAAGACACAGGAGTTGGCGCAACAGCGCCAGCAGGCCGAGTACGCACTCACCGTCGAGCGAGCACTGCAAGCTCAGCCTGCCGAGACCCTTCGACTCCTTGCCCAGCAGTACGGCGTGGACTTCGGTCCCCAGGCCCCGGCCCCAGCGCCGGACTACGACGACTACGAGAACCCCTATGCCGACCCGACCGAGCGCAGGCTCATCGAGTTGGAGCGCCAGAACCAGGCGCTCTCCAGGCAGTGGGAGGAGCGTCAGGCGCACGAGACCCTGCGGACCACGATCGGCCAAATCCAGCAGAGGTACCAGCTGAACGAGAACGACGTTCGAGAGGTCGTGTCGACAGCACTCCAGCGGGGCATGGGCCCGGAGGGCTTCGACCTGATCTGGAAGAACATCGCTTTCGACAGGGCGATGACCCTGCAGCAGCAGGCCCAGGCCAAGCGCGCCGCTGAGACTCAGCAGCGTCAGCAGGCCGGGGCCAATGCTGCTCAGCTGGTCGGCAACGGGGGCTCCGCCACACGAGCGGGCACGTCCCCGGCGCCTACCAACACTGGGCCCATGACCATCGCAGAGGCCTTCGCCCAGGCCGAGAAGGATCTCGGCTACTGACCTAGGCCCCTCCCCCGAAGGGACCCACCGTGGTTGCAGCCAACCCATCGCATCTTCCCGTCAACTGGGACGACATGTTGACGACGACGATGCACAACTACCACAAGACGCTGACCGACAACATCTTCAACGGACGGCCGTTGCTCAACTACATGATGAGCAAGGGGCGCGTCCGCAAGATCAACGGCGGCGTCTCCATCGTCGAGCCGATCATCTACACCGAGGGCGAGGCCGGTGCCTACTCCGAGTGGCAGCAGCTGACCGTCACGCCGCAGGAGGGCATCTCGGCAGCCCAGTTCCCGTGGCGCCAGGTCTACGCCACGATCGCCATCTCCGGCCTCGAAGAGGCGATCAACAACGGCAAGGAGCAGGTGCTCAGCCTGCTCGAAGCCAAGGTGATGCAGGCCGAGGAGACGCTCAAGAACCGGATGAGCAAGATGCTCTACGGCACCCAGTCGGCCCCCGACGCGACGAAGGACTTCCTCTCCCTCGACGCCATCATCGACTCGACCGGGGCGATCGGCGGGATCAACCCGGCCACCTCCGGCAGTGAGTTCTGGAAGGCGATCGAGACCGCCGTCGGCACCGTCGACGCCACCGGCCTGGAGCGGGCGATGTCAGCGGCCTACCACTCGAGCTCGGACTCGGGCTCGGACCGCGTCGATGCCCTCTTCACCGGCCAGGGCGTCTACGAGTTCTACGAGTCGACGCTGACCCCGCAGGTCCGCTACACCGACACCAAGTCGGCGAACCTCGGCTTCATGAACCTGCTGTTCAAGCAGACCCCCGTCTACTGGGACTTCGACTGCCCGTCGGGCGTGATGTACGGGATCAACTCGAAGTACGTCGGACTGGTGTTCCACTCCAGCCGCTTCTTCGCCCAGACCCCGTTCTCCAAGGGGCTGTCGGAGTCGATCGCCTCGGCCCATGCCACCAGCGGACTCGCCTCCGCCGTCGATGCCCGGTACTCGTTCATCACGGCGTACGGCAACCTGACCACGCGTCAGCGTCGTCGGCACTTCAAGCTGACCGGCATCGTCGCCGCGCCGTGACAACGTGGGGG